GCGGCACCAATGCTGTCGGCAAGTTGCCGAAGGTCATGGACCCGCAGGGCAACCGCGTGATCTGGCGCTTCGGCGTGCGCAACCCGACTGCCGAGGCGATCTTGCGCGACCTGTCCTCGAAGATGGTCACGCACATCACCGATGACCAGCGGCAGGGCATCCGCCAGGCGCTGGAGCAGGGGCTTGCCAGAGGCGCCAGCCCGAGATTGACTGCACTCGATGTTGTCGGCCGGCAGAGCCGTGTCACCGGCCGCCGAGAGGGCGGTGTGATCGGTCTGACCCGATACCAGATAGAGTTCATCGAGCGGGCGCGCCTGCATCTTGCTTCCGGCGACGCGGAGCAGATGAACCGGTACTTCGAGCTCAAGACGCGCGACAAGCGCTTCGACAGGACCGTCATGGCCGCGGTTAGGGCGGGCAAGCCGGTCACCGGCGAGGCCCTCACCAAGATAGTTGGCCGGTTGCGCGACAAGAACCTGCTTCTCCGCGGCGAGATGTTGGCGCGGACCGAAACGATGATGGCGCTCAGCTCCGCCCGCGACGAGACAATGCGGCAGCAGATCGAGGCAGGCAAGGTCGAAGCACGGGATATCACGAAGGTATGGCGGTCCGCCGGCGACAGCCGTGTGCGGCACACCCATCGTGTCCTCAACGGCAAGAGCGTCGGGATGGATGAGGTATTTCAGAGCCCATCTGGCGCGCTTCTCCGGTTCCCGGGCGACCCGCGCGCGCCGATATCGGAGATTTCCGGCTGCCGATGCCGGCTCGAATACAAGGTGGATCACATCGGCGCGGTCGTTCGCCGGTACCGTGCTGAGGTTGTCTGATGGCCAAGTTGTCGTTCAGCGCCACCGTGGCGGCCTTTGCCGAGAAGATCCCGGGCGCCGTCGAGGCGGTGTTTAAAGAAGCTGTCCATGATGTGACAGAGGAAATGCTCAAGCCGACAGGTGCCGGCGGCCGGATTCGCGTGGATACCGGCTTTCTACGTGCATCTGCGCTCGCCTCGACGACGGCGATGCCGACGATCAATAGAAACTCCGGGCCGACCGACGGTGCGAGCTACGCCTTCGACTTCGGCCAGATAGAGGCTGTCGTTCTCGGCGCCGACGTCAACGACACCATCTATGTCGGCTTCACGGCCGGATACGCCGTCTATCGGGAGTTCGGCGCCAATGGACAGGCACCTGACGCATTCGTGCGCGGCGCAGCCCAGCAATGGCAGGGGATCGTCGATCGCAAGGCGGGAGAGCTCAAGCGTCGTCTTGGGCTTTGATCGCCTGGTTCTTGTCGTCGGCGCTGTCCTGCGCGGCGAGGTGGCCCATCTGCAGCAACGTTAGAGCCCGCCGGGCCGCTTTCAAGGCCGTATCGCCCCGCACGGTTTCACCTTCCTCGCGCCCGAGGGCGAGATAGGCGGCGTGCAGCCGCTCATACACCTGATCGTCGGAAAGCTTATCGGCCATCACCGGGAAGGATTACACGAATGCCGACGGGTGTGGAAGCGAACATCTTCAAAGCGCTCATGGATCGATTGTTGGCGCTGACACTGACCCCGGCCCAAGCGATCGTCGCACCGAATGTGGCCTTCCCGCCGGCCGGACAGACCAAGCCGAAAGACTACCTCGAGGTGACCTTCCTTCCCAACCCGACCACCACTCGAACTGTCGGGCCCGGCCGGCAGCAGCACCGCGGCATCATGCAGGTAACCGTCCACTATGGCAGCGGTACCGGCATCGTCGTGCCGCTCCAGCGCGCCGACCAGATCATCGCCCACTTCCCGAAAGACCTGATCCTCTACGAGAGCGGCGTGAGGGTAAAGGTCCACAGAAAGCCCTACGCAATCCCGCTTCCCCCGCAGAACGGATCGCTGATGGTGCCGGTCACCATCGAATACGAAAGCTTCAACGCCTGAACCAAGGAGAAGGCCAGTGACTATCACCACTGCAACTGGTGCGCGGTATTACATAGGCGGCACCACGGCAATTCCATATGCAAGCGGCGATGCCGCTGCGATCGCGGCGTTCGAGGCCCTGACCTGGGTCGAGATTAAAGAGGTCGAGGATGGTGGCGAAGTCGGCGACGAATCTGCCGACGTGACCTTCCAGTCCCTTTCCGACAGCCGTGTCCGGCACTTGAAGGGTGCGCGTGACGCGGGCACGCTTGCCCTTGTCGTCGGCGATGACCCGCTCGATCCGGGCCAGATCGCGCTGCGCGCAGCCGAGCAGACGAAGTTCCAATACAATTTCAAGATCGAATACGAGGACGCCCCGGACCCGACGTACTCGAATAGCATCGATTACTTCCGCGGCCTCGTGATGTCCGCGCGCAAGCAGATCGGCGCTGGCGACAATGTGCTCCGCCGCACCTTCAACATCGGGATCAATACCGAGATCCTGACCGTCGAACCCGACAACACGCCGTAAGGAGCATTCATGTCCTTCGACCTTGCAAAGTTCGAAAAGGAACTCTCGTTCGATTTCGAGCAGGCATTCCCGCTCGAGATCCGTCATCCGATCACCGGTGACAAGACCGGCCTTGTGGTCGAGATCGTCTCCTACCGATCGGAGCGCGTGAAGCGCGTCCAGCGGCGCCTGGCGAACGCCGCCATCCGTGAAAACAAGAAGAACCCGAAGAAGGTCGGCACGGTCGAGGAGGTCGAGGAGCGGACGAACGAGATCGTCGCCGCTTCGATCGTATCCTGGAACATGACCCGCGACGGCGCGGCCGTAGAGTGCACGCCGGAGAACATCCTGCAGATCATCTCCGATCCTCGGTATTTCTTCATTGCCGAGCAGATTGACAAGGCGGCCGACGAGGACGCGAATTTTACGAAGCGGTCGCAGAGGACCTGATCTCCTTTGCGGCTGCGCATTTCGCGACCCGGCGCAAGAATGATCCACTGCCGGAAGCGCCTGCCTTCGGCGTCCACATCTGGGATTGGTTCGTCGAGCTCCACAATAGCCGGCAGTCCGGCTTTTCAGCCAACCCCATCAGCTTCGGTGAGATAGAAGCGTTCTGCCGCCTCACCGGCGCCCTGATCGACCCTTGGGAACTGTCGGTGATCCGGCGAATCGATCAGGTCGTTCTCTCGATCATCAACAAGACTGGCAAACCTGACGTTGCCCATCGGCAACCCACCGAATCCGACGTCGCCGAGGCGAAGCTCAGGATCCGCGGGGCGGCCAAAGACCGTCGCGTCGTCAAGCGCAAGAGGGACTGACCCATGGCCGAACTTGCCACCCTCGGGATTGAGGCGAAGACTACTGGCGTTGATCAGGCCACCAGCAAGCTCGACAAGCTCACCGGTGCGGCTAAGCGGGCGGAGTCCGCCGTTGAGGGTATCGGCCCGTCAAGCAGCAAAGCGGGGCAGATGGCGGCGTCAGCCGCCAATGCCCATGCTACGGCATTGAATGCAGAAGCTGCTGCGGCAAACAAGGCCGCAGGCGCGCTGCGGCTCCACAACCAGGCGGCAAACCAAAATGTCAGAGGAATGCAGGGCGCGGCCGGCCACGTCGGCAACCTCGCCGCTCAGTTCCAAGACATAGGCGTTTCCGCGGCCATGTCGATGAGCCCAATGCAGATTGCTCTGCAGCAGGGAACGCAGATTAGTGCCGTCCTCGGACCGATGGGCGCGGCCGGCGCGGTGAGGGCACTTGGACAGGCATTCCTGACCGTTATCTCGCCAGTGAGCTTAGTGACGATCGCCATCGTGGGCTTGGCTGCGGCTGGCCTGCAGCTGGTCGATTGGGGCAAGCTCGCAGCTTCAGTGCTCACCGCCTTGGCCGATGTACTGCAGACGATAGCACCTTATGCCGTCGGCGCGGCCGCCGCTCTTGCGCTCCTGTACGCACCCGCGATCATCGGCGGCATCATCAGCGTTATTGCGCTCCTGGCTCGCCTGTCGGTCGCTGCTGTGGCCGCCGGCGCTGCCATGCTCGCAGCAAATCCGGCCGGCGCACTGATCCTCGGCATCACGGCCGCCGTTGCCGCTGCGAACATCTTCCGCGATGAGTTGGCCCAGATATTCGGCCGCGACATCGTTGCCGACGCCAAAAACGCGGTGAACTTCATCATCGGCGCGTTCGTCGGTGGCTTCAACGCCATTAAGGCGACGTGGTCCGCGCTTCCGGGCGCCATCGGAGACTTCGTGTATGCGACTGCCAATGCGGTTGTTGCCGGCACGGAGCTCATGGTCAACATGGTAGTCGGAAAGATCGACGAGCTGATCGGCAAGATCAACGCATCGATGAAGTCGCTGCCGTTCGGGATCGGCGACAGCATCAGCGTCCCGACCATTGGGCAGTTCAACTTCGGCAGGGTCGAAAACCCATATGCCGGACAAGCGGAAGCCGTCGGCCAGCAGGCGAGGGATGCCCTTTCGGGCGCGATGAGCACTGACTATGTCGGCGGCTTCGGAGAGGCAATCTCTCGCGGCGCCTCGGCGGCGTCGGCCAAACTCAAGGAGCTGGCCAAGGACCTGACCACAGTCGATGAGAAGTCTGGCAAGAAAGGCCGGGCCGGCGGCGGCGGCAAAACCGAAGCTGAGCAGTATTCCGACATCGTCGACGGCGCGAACCGGCGCACCGCTTCTCTGAAGGCGGAGCAAGAGGCGCTCGGCATGACCGAGCAGGCGGCGCTTGCCCTCAAATACGAGACCGATCTGCTCAACCAGGCGCAGCAGAAGGGTATCGAGCTTACCGCGGCGCAGAAGGCGGAACTGTCCGGCCTCGCCAATCAAATGGCCGCGACAGAGGTCGCCACCAAGAACGCAAAGGAAGCGCTCGACGTCGCCAGGGACGCAACGAAGGGCTTCCTGTCCGACCTTCGGTCTGGTCTCGCCAACGGTGAGGGCTTGTGGAAGTCGTTCGGCAAAGCCGCGACGAACGTCCTCGACAAGATCATCAGCAAAGTCGAGGACGAGCTTGTAAACGCGCTGTTTTCGATGAACGGCGCAGGGGCCGGAGGAGGGGGCGGACTGTTCGGCTCCATCCTCGGCGGCATCGGGAAGATCTTCGGCTTCGCGTCAGGAGGCTACACCGGAAAGGGTGCGGCATCCGCGGTGGCCGGCGTGGTGCACGGTGGCGAGTATGTCTTCTCGAAGCGAGCAACCGACAAGATCGGCGTTCGCAATCTCGATGCGATGCATCGCTCGGCAAAGGGCTACCAGTCGGGCGGCAACGTGACTCCCGTCATGCCGGCAGCCAACCAGAACGCCGGCGGCGTGATCATCGTGCGCACCGTTAGCGAGGTCCGCAACGGCAACCTCGTCCCTGTCATGACGGAAGTGGCTGGCGAGGTGTCCGGCCAGAAGATCAGGGACGCGTCGCCCCAGATCATCGCCGCTTCCGTAAATGAGGCCAACCGGCAGGCGCCGGCGGCGGTGGCGAAGTATCAGCAAGAGACCGCCGGCGGCGACTACAGGACGGCTTGAGCATGGCAGATATCATCACTTGGCCTGTCAATCTCCTGACGCCCGAAGAATGCCGCCCGAACCTCGTTCCTTATACGAGATCGGGCGGCAAGTCGCTCGGCGGCCTGGAGCCGGCGACCAGGACCGACCTCGGTTACTGGGCGATCGATCTTCTCGACGTGGCGACCTACAGCGCCGCGCAGCGCAGGACATGGGAAGCGATTAGTCAGAAGCTCGGCGGCCGGGCAGGGCTCATTGCCGTTCCGGCGTGGTCCCGCGACACGGCGCCTTACGTTTCCGGCGAATACGAGCCGATCATCAAAGTGCCGCACAGCGACGGCGCACCGTTCAGTGATGGCAGCCACTATCAACAAGGGGCCATCTCAGTCGTCACCGACGGCGTTACGCCGCTCGGGGCCACCACGATCCGCCTTCGTATCATCAACGCGGTCCGAGACCTCGTCGGCGTCCGGTTCTCTTATGAGCACGCCCTTTACAAGACGGGCCCGGTCATCTCCATCGACGGCGACATCTGGACGCTTCCGATCTCTCCGACCGTGCGGGCGTTGATCCCGGCCGGCGCCGATCTGGAGTTCGACATGCCGACATGCCTTTCCCGGCTGGCCGATGATCGCGGCATGGATGCCGGCGTCAACTCGATCGAGTTCGAGCAACGCTCCGTCTCCTTCGTCGAGGCAACCGACTATTGGGCTTCGCTGGTGGCGTGATGGCGGTCAAATCTCTTCGCATTCTTGCCCAGCTCGACTTCCCGTCGAAGACCGTTCGGCTTTGGGACGGCTCGGGCGGTCCGTTCGTTGATGGCGACGGCAATATCTGGCGCCCGTGTGTCCTAACCGATTCGGCGCTGGATCAATTGCAGCTCGCGATCAACGCGGAGGCTTTTACGCTTCCGCTTACGCTCTCAGGCATCGACAAGACGACGGCCGATACGATCTGGGGTGACTACCAGACTGGCGAGATCATCGGAACGCGCGTGCGCGTTCTCATTCAGGACTGTGATGAGCGCGACCAGCCGGTCGGCGTCTCCGATGTAAAATTCACCGGCACAATCGACGACATCATCTTCGATGACGCGGCCGGGGACGAGCAGATCATGTCGACGATCACCGTCGAGATCACCAACCGGTTCACGCTCCGCACGTTGGCGAACGGCGCAGTGCTCTCCGACGTCGACCAGAAGGCGCGGTCAAAGCTGCTCAACCCTTCGGCGCCGGCGGACCGCTTCTGCGAGCGTATGCCGACGCTCATCGACCTGACAATCCGCTGGCCGAACTGGTGACGCATGGAACGCACGCTCGAGGAATTCCTTGCCGCCTATCGTGAGAAGGCGTGGCAGCCAGGGCAGGTGGATTGCTGCCTCTTCCTCGCCGCCTGGGCGATCTGGCTGGGCCATGCGGATCCGGCGCAGCACCTGCGCGGTGCCTATGACAGCGAAAATGGCTTCCGGGCCATCATCGAGCGGGCAGGGAATGTTCCGGCCGTCGTTGGCTCCTGTGTCGCTCGCGTCCACGGAAAACCGCTCCAGCAGCCGCGCTGCGGCGCGATCGGCGTGATCGGAAGCGCCACCAACATTCACCGGCAGTTCGGCGCCATCCACGACGGCGAGCGCTGGAATGTCCGCTTCAAGAACGGCGTCGGCTTCATGACGGCCGCTCCCCTCGCAATCTGGATGATCTGAGAATGCCAGGCATCATCGATACAATCGCCCTGGTGGTCATTGCATCACTGGGCACGACCAGCGTCGCACTGTCGAACCTCGTCTATCTGGGTCTCTCTGCACTGGCCTACGGCGGCCTGGCATATGGGGCGGCCGCGCTGCAAGGCATGCTCGTTTCCAAGCCGGCAGTGCCGAAGCCGGAAGATGGCAGCTATAACCTGAAGCAGTCCGTACCTTCGCTTGCCTATGTGCTCGGCCGGGTGAAGAAGGGCAGCGATTACGTCTTCCTCGGGGAAAAGAACGGCACGGCCTATCACATCCTCGTTTGGGCGGCACACCGCATTCAAGGCTACGCGACGCATTACCTGCACGACGAGGCCGTGACGCTCGACGCGAATGGCTTCGTTACGGCGCCATCGCATTTCGGCAGCAAGGTGCAGATCCTGACGCGGCTCGGCGTGGCGGCCGAAACTGCATACGCGGACGTGGTCACCGCTTTCTCTGGCATTTGGACGAACAATCACCGCGGCGACGGCCTCGCCTCCGTTCGGATGTCGGCTGCAGGCGTTAGCTCGGAAAGATACCTGAAGGTCTATCCGAACCAGATGCCGCAGCATTCGGCCGTCGGCGACGGTATGCGGCTGTACGATCCGCGCACGGGCAACACGGCATTCTCGACGAATATCGCGCTGATGCGCCTATGGCACCTTACGGACCCGGTCGGCGGCAAGCTGAGCCTTTCGGACATGTATCCGCCGGACTGGAGCAACGCAGCGAATGTCTGCGACCAGAACGTCACCAACCGCAGCGGCGGAACGGAAAAGCGCTATCACGGCGGCTTATGGTTCCGAGCCGAGAACGACCCGGTGCAGGTCGGGCGCCTGATGGACGAGGCGGCCGAGCTCGTCGTCTATGAGCGTCCGGACGGTCTCATTGGCGTGCATGCCGGCGAATTCGTCGAGCCGGATATTCGGCTGGCAGGAAACGACATCAAGCGCGTCACCTTCGACGCCAATCAGCGCCGCTCGTCCACCGTTCTTGCCGTGCGCGGCCGCTGGACCGATCCGGCAAACCGTTACAACACCGTCGACGCGGCGATCTATGGTGATCCCTATATCGGCGAGGACACGGAACGGACTGCCACGGTCGACAATCAGGCGATCCAGAGCCACAACCACTGCGCTCGCCTGCAGAAGCTGAAATACATCCGCAAGAACGCGCCGCGCGTCACGATCGTCGCTCACTACCACGCGGCTAAGAGCGTGCCGTACCGCCGCTTCGTGCGCGTGCATTACCCGCCCAGGATGACGGAAGTTATCGTCGAGATCACGTCGACGCCGAGGCTCTCGCTGCGCAATCTCACGGTCGAGTTCTCCGGCATCATCGTGCCGAGCAACCTGTATGCCTTCAATGCCGCAACGGAAGAGGGCGTACCTGGTGCGAACGTCGATCCTCTTCCCCCCGGCGGCGTTCCGGCTCCGATCAACTTCGATGTGACCATCGACACCGAGGTTGTCACCGGCGGGCAGACAGCGGCCTTCGGGCAGGGGACGTGGGATTTCGTGTCCGATGCTCTTCTCTATGAGCTGGAATGGCAGCCGACGTCGGAGATCGAGCCTGCGCGGTCGGCCATGTCGAAGACTGGCGATGCCGAGGTCCGCTCCGGCTATCTGTCCGACGGCGTCGAATACAAGTTCCGGCTTCGCGCCTGGTCGAATGGGGCAAGCTCCGACTGGACGGATTACCAGATCCGGACCGCCACCGCCGACCCGGTGGCACCAGGGCCTGCCACCAATCCGTCGCTGACCGGCGGAGTTGGTGAGGTAACTTTCGATTGGACGGCGCCGAACTCGCCGAACTATTACGCCTCGAGGCTGTACCTTAACACGGCCAACGATTTCGCCACCTCGACGCTGGTCGCGACTGAATACGGTGCCGCCGCCGCCAACGATGCACGCACGGTGACCGGTCTTTCCGCCGGTACCTATTACGGCTTCGTCGAAGCCATCAATCCATCTGGTAAGCCTGCGGCCGCCGTCGCAACAGGCTCCGCCATCGTCACCTGACGAACTGATCCGCACTCAATTCGCAATCCCGCCTCTGGCTCTCGCCGGAGAGCCTTCGCATGGGGAATTCACATGGTTCAATCTGCAAACACGATCTGGCGCGATTTTGAGGCTGACGGCATCCCCTCGTCGGGGGATCACGATCCGAAGAAGAGCGAAATCCGGACGTGGGGAACGTGGGTCGAGGGGATCATTACGGCATTCACCTCGAATGGTGGTTTGGTCTACACACTTCGCGCCAGCCTTGACGCCCAGCTGAGCCGCCCTCCCGCGACTATGGCGTGGGTCATTGGCGACCCCGTCGTGGCGAATAACGGCATTTATCAGAAGATCGGCGTGGAAGGCACAGGCTCGTGGAACCGCGTAGCCGATCTGCCGTTCAGCTTCATCATCGCATCTGATGCTGGCGTCGGCACAGCGAACGCCATTCAAGCGACGACGTCGATCCCGGTTTCTCCGTCGGCTCTGGTATGGATGAACGTCTTCGAGGCAAACATCTCAAGCCCCGTATCGGTCAGCTTCAACGGCGAACCTGCGCTCACGATCAAGACGAATGCGGGCAACGACGTCGCCGTTGGCGGCCTCGTCTCCGGCACGATCGTGATGGGCATCGTTTCTGGAGGTACGTTCCGACTGGTCAGCGATCAGGCTAGTGCGGCGATTTTGGCGGCTGCTGAGGCCGCTCAGGCTGCGGCTGAAGCGGCGCGTGATATCGCGGTGGCGGCGGCGAGCAGCATAGCTACATACGCAACCAGACACGCGGCCGCTCTAGAGGATTTGTCTGCCCTCACTGAGGTGACGATCTCCCGCTGGTCAATCACCTCTGGCTATGCCCCTGCGACGTACGCGAAGGTAGTCTCCGAGCCGTCTCATGCGGCCAAGTTTCAGGACGTAGCGGGCAACTGGTTTGAGATATCGGGAGACGTTCTGGATATCCGTGCTCTTGGCGCGATGTGCGACGGGGCGACGTCTGATACCGCCGCCGTCCTGACAGCCGGATCGCAGGCTTTCGCAGGGAAGGAAATCCGGTTTCCGTCAGCCGACAGCGTCGTAGCCGGGACGATCCCGGTCTACAGCAAGTTTGTCGGCATCGCCGGCATGCCCAAATTTAAGCTGACCGTGAGCGGCGGTCCCGACATGACCGGGGATCGAGGCTTTTGGCTGAAATCCCGCGGCGAGATGCACAACTGTATCATCGAGCGGGGAGTCACGGCGGGAGCGATTAGCGGCGAGTTCAACAACGGTGCAGTTTGCGGTGAATATTTTACAAACGGAGCCGAATATACCGGCATCCACATGAGCAACATATGGTTCATCGGGATCGATGCCGGTGTCGGCCGGCGCAGCATCTTCGGGATTTACGGAAATGTCCATGGCTCGACCTTCGAGAATTTCCGTTACAGCGGCTTCATTTCTTACGCGATGATGATCCACTGGGGCGGGAACTTCGATCCGACCGCGCCCGATACTAGCGCTGTAACCCAGTCTTGGCACCCCCGCCGCCTTCTGATCGACGGCGTGTTTTTCGAGGGTCCACTTCCCGATGCGGCGCTCGGCTGCGTCTATGTTTCCGGAGGACATGACATCGACTGCCGCAACGTCTTTACGAACGGGGTGCGGACCCCAATCGTTGTTGCAGCCGGCGACGTCGGCGGACTGGTTGCCCAGGGAGACAGCGCAGGCCAAATCCTGAAGAACATCAACTTCAGCAACTGCACGCTGCTGAACTACGAGACTGCGGGCGTTCTCATGTCCGGGCTCTCTGGAACTCGCGCGGGTTCTCTCTGGCTTGCGATCAACGAAGGCGCCTTCGTCACGTTCGACAATTTGGTGATCCGCCGCGGGGCGCTGAGCACGTCTGCCCGCGCGATCGATGCGAGGCTGATGACTGGTCTTCGTATTGGGGTCGACATCACGCACGAGAATGACGGCTTCCAGGACATCCTGACGCCGGCAATATTCCTGCAGGCCTGCGACGACGTTGAAATTACCGGCAGAACGAAGGTTCCGTTCGCTACGGAACTCGTGGGATGCGGCAAGAGGGTCAAGATCGACACGAACGACGACTGCCTGCGCACGGACTACAATACGTCCTGCTATGCAACGCGCCTTACTGGTCAGAGCGCGGCACATACACTCGGCGCTGCGCTCGCAGCCGGCGCCCAGACCGTGACCCTGCAGAGTCTTGCCTTCGACGTGGTGGCGGGGTCAACAATCACGGTAGGCGGACGCACGATGGTTCTAACCAAAGCGGCTGCGCAATCTGCGACAACGGTCGTTCTGTCTATAACCCCGAGCTTTGTCGCTGCCGCATCCGGTGCAGCGGCAACCGTCGAGAAATACACAGGCGACATCGACCTCGACGGGTACGCAGAGGGCTTCTATGTGGGCTTGCTCTGCAACAACACGTCTTCCGGCCGTGCTCGCGGCGTTGTGTCCAGCAGGAACTTCCGCCGTTCCGGTCTCTACGACATCTATGGCCGCGCGGTGCGTGGCCTGCGGGTCGATGGGTCGTTCAAGGAGGGGAACCAGCTCGACGATGCCAATGGCGACAACATTCGCTTGATCAACGGTTGTAGCGATGTTGTCGTGGACGCACCCTCCTTCGAGGACAACGACGACGCGTCTACCAAGGCCCGCCGCAACCTCTATATTTTCGGGGATACGGTGGCTTTCCGCGCTGTCGCGCCCGCGTTCTTCAACGCTCAGTTTTCGGCGGTCAATTACTTCTTGCCTTCTGACACGGCGGAGATGCTGCCATCTTTTGTCGGGGCCTATTTCAGCAAGTTGCTCCCGAACAGGATCACAGGAACCGGCGTGGCGAAGGGCGCGACCATCGGCGACAAGCAGCGGTACTTCGTAACTTCCGCCCCCACGGCCTCCCTCGGGAGCAACGGCGACGAAGCAATTCTCGAAACCATCGTCAGCGGGCAGCCAGAGCGTTGGCGCAAGAGCGCCGGTGCCTGGGTGGTCCTCGCAACAGCACCGTAAGGAGAAAAAAGCATGGCTATCGACTCTGAAGTTCTCGCCAACATCTCGGCTTTGTGTGATGAGATCTCGAAAGCAACCGAGCGCCTCCACACGCAGCTTATCGCGCAACCGGATGACAAGATGGAGCAGGCACTGGGCGATCACCTAGCAACGCTTGCCAAGCTTGAAGCCGTCCGGGATACTGCCATTGAGAATGCGGCGAAGAGCCAAATCGACCGCAGTGAACTGTTTGCCGGCGGCAAGGACGTTTAGGTGCCCGAGATGAAGATCAGCAGAAAGGAGTTCATCGAGAACTTCGCCAAGCGTTCTGGGCTCGACAAACAGTGGGCGGTGCTCGGCTTCATCGAAACCGGACGTCATGTTCAGATCGCAAGTGCCCTGCGGCTGCGACGAGGAAAACTGCGAAGGATGGGCAATGGTCAGCCCGACAAACCTTCTCGATCATCTCCAATTCCATGCGCCTACCGGTCTGCGGGAAGCCTACATGACAGCAGTTCGAGAGGCGGGCGGCTAATGATAGACCTTCATGACCTACCTGCCGGGTGGGCGTATTGCCACAATCGATGGACTGTGGCGAAAGGTCGGGCGAAGATATACAAGGACCGGGACGACGGCACTTTCTGCATAAGCCAGAGCGGCGTTTGGATGCCCGGATGCTTTGCAAGCCTCGATGCCGCTCTGTTCGCGTTCAAGCTTGATGATGAAATCCTGTCCGCCCTGCAAACACGAAAGAATGCCGAAAACGGCGGCTGCGGCGGCGTGATAACCATTGAAGATTTGAAGGCGCCGCAGGAAGCCGGTGGCGTCAGCTAAAAAGCTATGCTCCTAATCCGGGTGCACCATGGATACGAAAGCGTCCATGGTGTCAGCCTCCTTCAGAAACTCCATGTCTTCCTCGAATTGGTCGACCGGCTCCGGTGTTTCGTAGTTGTGGCCGCCAAAGGAGGGGTCCTTCGTAGGATTCACCGCGCCCTCCTGGTTGTCACTCGATCCTAAATTTTTTGGGTTCTGCATCTTCTGATTCCCAAAGTTTTGGAGGTCCACACGCGAGTTGCGGATCTGCACCGCTGTGTTGAAGAGAATCCCCAACTAGCAGTTATTTGGACCGTAGTCACCCGGTCTACGTGTACTTTTAGCTTGACAGATCAGGATGCCGCCTTAAGGGTCCGGCGCTATACGAGCAAAGCATGAGGCGTTGTCGATGGTGGCCGATCCACAGTTTAAGAAGCAGGACAAAACACGTTTCCCGGCCCTTAATCAGCTGTTCGGCCTCCGCAAAAAAGTGAAGGATGCTTCACGGCTTCTTGTCGAGGCGAACCGGAATAGCTCCACGCTTTCCGAAGACGCCGCCGTACTTTCCCCCGTGGAGTTCGATCGGACACTGGATCGGTCCGAAATCATCGAGAGGTTGGTTGACCGCGCCCTCGAAGGACAGCCGGGGGCTCTGCGCGAACTGCGGAGCATCGCTCAAGATAGCGAAGATCTTGAGGGCCTGATCAAGCTTAAGGACATAGACCCGCAAAGGTTTGTGCTGGAGGATGCCAGTGATCTTGCAGCGTGCCTTACACTCATTGGCATGTTTGATGAGGCGGAGCTCGCTCTGAACCGGAAGGCTGGATCACTGCCGGTCGGCATCTCCGGCGCTGATCTTCTACCGTTCCTCGAAGCTTATGGATTGGTTCGCGCCGAACAGGGTAAGTTCGGGCGAAAGCCCGTTGATCCTATGCCACTATGGAACTTCTTTGACGCAAACCTGAGTTCGTTGCGGCGTGACCCGAGGTTTTCGGCCGTATTGCCTCACATAATCGCGCATCTTTCGCATTTTCGGATGGTGAAAGAGCTGCAGCGATTTTCAGAGGACCTGGTCGCAGGGACGGATAAAGACGACATTCCGAGCCTCGTGAAGTACGCGCAGCTGGTGGTTTCGTCAATAATGGCGCCGTCAAAGCGCCCCGACCTCCATGTGCACAGCAAGCATCTTGTTGGGAGGGAACTATACAGGCACGTTGAGGCCGAAGCCTCGGCCTTTTACCACGGCAATGGTCGTGATCTGCCGAAAACTGTGCTGATCAACCTTTTCCAGATGGCTCTTGCAGTTGATGATCTGGCCAAAATCGACCGCTACAAGTCAGCGGTTTTTGGCAATGATAAGCCGCCCCAGAAAGGCGAGCTGGCGAATTTCAAAAAGGCCGTCTCCGATTACTTCACCTATCTGGCGAGAGCGACGAGGTATAAGGACGCCAGAATATTTTTGGCTTCGCAAAAGGCGAAACTCCCAGAGGAATTTTACCTTCATCTGGTTTCGAGCTGCTATCTGTATGAAAGAAATTATGCAGCTGCCCTCAGCGTGTCCGAAACCCTTCTCCGGAATTACAAGAAGAATAGCTATCGGCGTAAGATCGCCACCGTCTACGCAAATAGCGGAGAACTTGAAAAAGCGGATGAATGGCTGAGGGAGGCCGCGCGTGTCGCCAACGACAGCGGCGCCTCAAGAAACGAAATTGCGACAATCCGAAATGACCACGCCCGCGTGGAGTTCCTCCTTCAGTCGTCGAAGATACTGGAGTCAGTCGCCCAACCGATTCTTCCAAAAGGCGTAGTGTTTCTGGGTTCATCGGGATGCCTCAACACAATCTCAATGACGGTTCCCGTGCTCGTCGAATTGAAAAGACGTGGGTATGCAGTTATCCAACTCGATGAGGGGATGCTGAGAAATCAGCCGACAGGGACCTCGTGGATCGATAAACATGCCGGGGCGGTGGACAAGGTAATCCATTCTGACTTCAATATTTTGAACGGGCTGCAAAATGAGTGGGTGATTGACTGGCCCCGCAAGAAAGTCATGTCCGGCGGAATAAATTTCTACCAGGGCATTTTCGAGATCATGACGCAGCGTCTGCGGGCGTTCAACTTCGACATCAGTGACCCCGGTGTATACAGGTGGTTCCGCCATTATCTGGTGCGTTCCGATCGATCCTTGAGCGCCTGCAAAGCGATCGAGAGGGACGTCATGTCAAGGGGAGTGCCGGTCCGGTTCATGAACGCCGGTTCGCATTCGGCTCCGTTCTCAGTCTATCGAACATTCGCGCTCCACTACGCTTCGAAATACGACGTCGGCTTCGTCCATATGGGGCCCGCCTACGAGAACTATTACAGCAACCTGAAGAGCAAGGTCGCAACGACTGTCTCGCTTGACAATCTGACGAAGTACCCTCTCTACCGGCTTCCCTTCCTGGCGCGACCTGATCGTTTTGAAGAATGGCTGCAGCAGGACGGCCTATATGACCGGTACAAAGAAGATATCGACCGGGTGCTCAATCATAACCGCGTCGGCCGGATAGATGGCAACACCTCTCACACGCAATACGAGGATGTGCTGATCCGGGCAAAGCAGGACGGCCGACGAGTGATCGGCGTGTACGGCAAGATCCTTTGCGATATGGCTGTGCCCTTCGACGGTGGCCCAGGGCACGAAAACATCGTCGACTGGCTGCGACATACAGTTTCGACGGCTCGGTCGACGTCAAACTTGATTGTTCTCAAACCGCATCCTCATGAGCTGCGGCCCGAGATTGCTCGCGACCTAAACGAATATTGGCTTGACCTCATCGCGAAGATGGACATCCCCGAAAACGTGATGGTCCTTCCTCACACGGGGTTCAACAATCAGGATCTTATTAAGTATTTGGATCTGGCGGTCCTGTGGAACGGCACGTCTTCCCTCGAGCTTTGCGCGCAGGGTGTATCCGTCGTTATGGCTAGCTATTTCGGCAAGCACGATTATCCGATTGATCTGATCTATCCCGAGTCACGCAGCGACTATGAGCGCATCATATGCGCGCATGAGTGGGAGCGTCCCGACCAAAGCAAAATGGAGCGGGCAGCGCTGCTCCTGAAGTACATGGGCACCGAAGAAGTCTGCGTCCCGTTCAAGTATTCCCATCGACCGGTCACCAATGACCCGGTCGGCGTCCCATACTGGCACATGGATGACGTCGAGAGATTCCTGAGGGATGGCGATCCTCATATCAGCAAGCTGGTGGATAAAGTCTTTGCATAGGGGAGACGGGTTGCGCCGCCCTATCCATCCTGCTTCGACCTAAGATGATGTAGCGCAGCAAGAACGAGCGCAATTTGAGGGTTGCAGGCCTGGAAATATGGGCCGCCAGCTATACGAGCGGTCCCTTTTCCATCTTCTTCCCATGAGCAGCCGCTGGCTGCCTTAGGCGCTACTGACACGGCCAACTCCATGGCATGCTGCAGATTGGTCGTGTAGAGCGGCAACGTCGCGATTTCTGCTGTGCCCGGTCGGTGCCAGATGGTGACCGTCTTTGCCGGATCCGCAGTGGAGGGGCTCACGACCTTCCGCCAGCCAAGGGCAAGCCCGATAGCAAAATCGAGACTTCGTGAAGGCCCCTTCGCGGACTCAAGGGTCTTTATCACTTTTTCCATAGACATAGGCGCGGATCATACACGCAGCTCATCTGGCTGCAAGCGAGCTGGACCATCTCCCGTCAAGCGTTTTTTTGAGCTATCACCCGGAAGGCTTCGTGAACGTCGATGCGCACCTCGGGATGATCGAGAAGTTTTCCGGCCGCCTTCGCATCCTCAAACGCTGGAAGGAATTCAAGCGGATTTGTCGTATCCATACCGACAAACTGATCGTAAGAATAGTTCCACCATTTGCTCGCAAGCAGACGCTCGATAAGAGGCTCATCGAAACGCCATCTCTTAAACGTAGCCGGCGAACCGATGACGACAGCATAGGGCGGAACATCCTTGGTTACGATCGATCGAGCCCCCACGACCGCCCCATGACCAATTGTGACGCCTCTCTTAATGAGCACATCCTGCCCAATCCAGACATCATTGCCGATGATGGTTTTCGCAGTGCATGCCTTCGGCATAACCTTCCGAATGGGTGCCGCAACATCGGTTTCAAACTGCTTGAATGGCGCGACCTTCGCATAGTCAAACCCGCACATGCCGAGGCGCTCCATAGGATGGTTGTCTGGGATCGCCTGCGAATTCGCGGCGATCGCGCAGTATCTGCCGATCGTGAAATATCGAGGCGGGAAATAGCTTTTGGAGTAGCTGAAAGCTCCTATTGAGCAGAGCCGCGGGCCAACCGACATCGCGCTATATGCCTCAACCAGGGCAGCGCCATACGTGTTATAATTCGCGCCAATTCGCATCCACGTATGGTTGTATGTCCCGTCGGAGCTCAGGAATATTCTGTTCTCCCGCAGAAAATCGATGTGCTCTGCGGTGACCTTTATCTGCATGGCGTCTACCCCCTAGCGCATCGCAACCTGAAGCAAAATTCATTCATAGGCAACAAGGTGAACCAAGAACGGAGCTTGAAAAATTCTCTGTGCGCGCATAGATGGTAACGTCTGTGAATTCGAACGCTCAGACGCTGGGCCTCTTCGTTCCTCCGGGAGCGAAGGGGCCTTTTTCATGATCCCGCTTCGGCGGGGTTTCTTATTGCCTATAGGGCAGACACTTCCTCCCAAACAGTAAGGTGACATATGGCACGGGAAACCCTTCCCGTCGCCCTCGAACTCATGTTCGGGGATGAGGGCGGCTATTCGAATGTCAAAACGGATCGGGGCGGCCCGACCAAATACGGCGTCACACATGCGACGCTGGCAGCGCACCGCGGCGTGAAGTCGGTGACGGCCGACCAGGTCAAGGCGATGAGCCGGGAAGAGGCCGAGGACATCTACCGGCGCTCCTACTGGGGGCAGAGCGGTGGCGATCTTCTCCCCCCAGGACTCGACTATGCTGCGTTCGATTTCGGCGTGAACTCCGGGCCATACCGCGCCGTTAAGACGCTGCAGAAGGTCCTCGGACTTCGCGAGGATGGGCAGGTCGGCGAGCAGACGCTTGCGGCCGTGCGGAAGTACCCGGGCGGCGTGAGCACACTCATTCGCGACTACTGCGACGCCCGCATGCGCTTCTTGCGCTCGCTCACCAACGGCAAGACCGGCTTTCCGGTCAATGGCCGCGGCTGGACGATACGCGTCACCGGCAAGGATCCGACGGGACAATGGAAGGATCAACCCGGCGTTCTCGGGAACGCGCTCCGCCTGGCAGCTGACGCCAGCGGTCGGACCGTCCAGAAGGTCGAGAACCCGCCTGAAGCTGGAGCCAAGGCCGACAGTCGCGATACCGGCCTCGGCGAGGTGCTGAAGAAGCCGGAGGCGTGGGGGCCGCTGGGCGGACTTCTCTCGGCCGCAGGCGCACTCTTCGCCGGCAACGGCCCTGTCCAGTGGGCGCTTGCCGCCGCAATGGTCGCGGCGGTGCTCGTCGGGCTCTGGTATTTCGTGCGCCGGGTTCGCGAGGCCGGGTGATGCTGTCCACTCCTCGCCTCATCGCGGCTGCGGCCGCTGTCGCCATCGCCGCCGCTGTCGTTGCGTGGATTTACCGGCAGGGCGACGACGACGTCAGAACCTCCATCGAAAGGCAGAACAATGAAGCTGGCCGCACTGCGGACGATGTCCGCTCTCGCTTTGACCTTTGCCCTCCAGGGATGTGGGACTTCGGCGCCGGCAAGTGCCGACGGTCTCCGCCGGGTGGTGGGCACTGATCTGATCGGCGCGCGCGGCGCGACGCCGGCGGATCAGCGGAAAATTGACCGGACCGTCGTCGGCATCTGTGGAGCGGCGGTCTGGACGAGAGCGGAATGCGCCCGCCACGGCGAAGCGCAACAGTAATTAACCAAGCGAAATCGCATTGCATACGAGGGGCATCGATGGGGAACAACGAGGATGAAGCTATGGAACTGCCGAAGCGTGCCGCAAGGTTAGAATGGAACCTCAACACAATAATCCAGGGTGTCACCCTCCTCGTTATGGGCATTGGCGGCGTGACCATCTGGGTAGAGAAGAGCCGGGACATCGAAGAGCTTCAGTCCTGGCGCACGTCAATCGAGCAATCGCAGAAGGACCGGCTTGCGGAGTTCCGGGAGCGCGACGGCCGGACGGAAGAACGCTTTCGCGGTTTGGAGAGTGAGGTCCGAAAGATCGACAACCTCACGTATCGCGTCACTGTAACGGAACAATCGACTGCGACGATCACGACCGCGATCAAGGATCTGCAATCGCTCCTCAACCAGCAATCCGGCGATCTGAAGGTCGTTCGTGAGATCCTCCAGCGTATCGAGGCTGGCCAACGGGTCCGGTGATCTAGCAAGCTTCGAGTATCCGCCGAATTGCGGACACTGCCCTGCATCCGGCATCTCCCATCAGAAGACAAAGAAATCCGCTGAAGTGAGTGCGAGGTTCGCACTCACCGTTGCGAAATGAACTGCGCCGCCGGCCGCGTTGCCATTGCTGTCGTAGAATAGCTTCCCGGTGTCTGTTTCGTAGATGATGCGATCGCTCGCGTCGACAGCAGCGCCGGCGGCGTTGGCAACGAATTGCGCCGCAGTCAACACGCCGGTACCCGAGATCGCTGTGAAGATCCCGTTGTCCACTCTGATGGTATCTTCCGCAACGCTGAAGCCACTAATTGTGTCTACGTTTGTCGTCGCGTTAAGTGCAGCGCTGAAGGAGAACGTATCAAGGCCCGTGGAACCAATTAGAATGTCGTTGCCGAGCCCGCCGCTGATCAGGTCATTGCCGGCGCCGCCGTTCAGCGTGTTGGCCGCGCTGTTTCCTATTAGCGTGTTGGCTAGCGCATTCCCGGTACCGTTTATTGCGGTGGTGCCTTGCAAGGCAAGATGCTCAACGCTGCCTTTGACGGCAGTACTGTTGGCAAGGTTGAAGGAAACGCTCGACCGGACCATGTCTATACCGGCGCCACTATCGAGGCTCTCGTCTACAATATCACCCGCGTTATCCACGTAGTAAGTATCGTCGCCAGCTCCGCCTCGCATTCGGTCAGCACCGGCCTTCCCATCGAGGGTGTCGGCGCCGGCAAACGCGCGAAGGAAGTTAGAATCCGAGTTGCCTACAATTGTGTCTTTGAAATCGGTGGCACGGACATTCTCGATGCTGGAGAGAGTATCCTGGGATCCAAAGCTGTCTTTAGCGACCCCGCTTGTCAGATTGACGCTAACCCCTTTGCTCGCACCTTGAGCGACATCTCGGTCGTATCGAACAGTATCCACACCGGCACCGCCGTTGATTGTGTCTCGTCCTCCCAAACCCATAAAGATGTCATCAGTTGAGGATCCGACCATCGTGTCCGCGAATTGGGTGCCACCGTATTGTTCGAAGTTCTGGAACGTTTCCGAGAAACCGAATTGGTCGGTTACCGTTCCGGTGGCAGCGTTTAGATTGATACCGCGGAAAGCATTGGGAGCATTATAGGCATCCTGGAAGCTAAGTGTATCAAACCCGGCGCCGCCGTCGTATGTGTCGTCGCCTTCCCCGCCAGTGATCGTATCGTCGCCGTCATTACCATTCAGAATATCGTCGCCGCCGTGGCCCGAAATATCGTCGTCTCCGATCGATCCGTTGATTGTATCGGCTCCGCTCATAAGCCAGTTTTCAAATTTAGCGTTGTCAAATGCCGCCGCTGCGTCTTGGAAAATCTCCAGCGAAAGGTTCAGACCGCTTATGGTTTGGACCGAAGTTGTTCCATTATTCAGGAGGACTTGGATCGAGGTGATTGTCCCTCCGACGGCATCGCCGCCAGAGTCAAAGCTGAACCCGGTGCCGACCAGCTTTAGCTTGAGACCGTTGTCCAGCCGATAAAGCACCTCTGTGCTGGTCGTAGTCGATCGCGCGGACTCGCTCATATCCACGAGTTCGCCGAAAGTCGGATTAACGCCGACGCCGCTCAGAGGCGGGTTATACTGGCTAGGATAGAGTCCGCCTGGGAAATGATACGTAATTGTGGCCATGTTTTCCTCCGGGGCCGGTAGTTTCCGGCCAAAATCAATATTAGAATGAATAAAAAATAGATGCGTTTTCGAGCAATTATAGGTTGCCATAGATATCAGACCGCGGCTTTGTTGTCACATAGCCCATTCGGGTGGGGCGGTTGACCAGCCAGCGCGACGGCGCGCAATTGCGGCGGCGACAAACAAGAGTGGCTCGCCACTTGCTGCATGAGGGTAGCCCTTGCCTGGTACGATCCGTCGTGTGAAAACGGCTGCATTGAACTTGGAAAGCAGCAAGATGCCTCCCCCTCGCAACGCCAGCACGGAAATTATCACATCGACCGACGGGCTCAGCAGAATCGTCATCGCAGCCCGGCATGACGGCCTCTACACTTGGCGTCACGAGGTCTATTTGCCTCCGAATCCTGAGTACGGCTTCACAGAAGATTGGGACGCTGAGTCCCATTACGGCTACGGGATTTATGCCACGAGGGAGCACGCATTGCAGGACGCAATCGGTCAAGTGAGATGGATATCGGGGGTGCTAGATCGTTCCTGATCCCGCTTCGCGGTGACTCTCGCTCTCAACAAGTCAGTTGCGCGATGCGAGTTGCCCTGATCTGATGCCCCGCATGGACACGAAACTTGCAGACTTGAAACTCCGGCCTTGGCCTCTCCGCGAGCTAAACCTGACCGGCTATCAGGTGGTCGGAGATATGCAACACCTGCCGACTGCCGAATTGCTGCGAATACCCGGGATGGGCGGACATGACTGGCGGAAGATTGCCAAAGCGTTGGGGCGAGATCCATTCCCTGATCAGAAGAGACGTTGAGCGTGAGGTTCCCGCCCTTGTCGTCATCCGTCCGGCTCCTATCCTTCATGTTTGATCATGGAGGAAAGCATGGCAGACAATCCAAAGAAGAAAGGCCGCGACCGCGAGCTCGTTTCCGAACAGGAGCACGAGGTCGCCTACTTGATGAAAGCGGCGAAGGTGACGCGGCAGAAAGCCCTTGAGGCCATCCGTGAAGCCGGGCCGGACCGAAAGAGGGTCATGGACTATCTTCAGCGGCAGTAACGGCTGCGCGATGGCTTATTGCCGGGGCTTTCCTATGAAGATCGTGTTGCCGTCTCGGTTCTCGCACCTCTTACATCGCATTCTCGGCGCCAACTGAAGGATGCTTTGCCTTTTGCCGAAGCGCGCGGCCAGAGCGCGCCGATTTAATCGATCGATGCGGCCGCAGCTCCGGCACTTGCAAAGCACGTCGCACCATTCGGGAAGGTTCGCGAAAGTAATCTCTTCAGGGGCGCCGGCTGGGGCCGCATCACCAGCCGGCTCCTTCGAGAGACGGGCGGCTCTCCTGGTGGCATGTCATATGTGAGCCTGCAGCGATCACGCTTGATGTTGCCGCTCTTGGGGCAACCGAACGCCTTGGAGAATTCGGAGAGCAGTCCCGGCATGCTCCGGTCACCTATGCGATCGAAAAGCTGTCGTGCGTCGTATTGCTTCTTTACGCCGCACTCGCATTTGATGCGGATCTTCGTCCAGGCGAGAAGCTCCGAAAGCCACCAGGCTCCGTCTCTAGGCATGCTTCAACTTCCATTCGGGCTGATGCTCCCCGCAGAACCACCGCGGCTCCTCTTTCCCGAGGGCAAAGCCGAGGCTGCCCCACTTCTTGCAGCCAGCATGCTCGCACCAGTGCTCGTACGCGACCGTTTCCTTGAATGTGCTCGCCCCGGCTTCATCGCTCATTTCGATTACCTGTATATTCCCGCCGACATTTGTTCCTAATATGTTCTCTACGCCGAAAGAGTCAATTCGGCTTTGTCTGGCTCTGTGCGTTAATGGCCTGATGGCCAAAGCATCCTCGAAGAAGCCTCGCGATGTCGCTCCAATCGATCCTATGCCGGCGCGCATCGATCCCTGCCTTGCCACTCTCGTGGACAAGCCGCCCGTCGGCCCCGACTGGGCCTATGAGGTAAAGTGGGACGGGTACCGGCTTGCCGTGCACATCGAGCCTGGCCGGGTGCGGATCCTCACGCGCGGCGGCTACGATTGGACCGATCGCTTTCCGTCGATCGCTGACGACGCGCGGCGCCTTGCCCTCAAGACAGCCATCCTCGATGGCGAAGCCGTTGTGCTCGACGACAATGGCCGTTCGGACTTCGGGATGCTTCAGCGGGCGCTCGGCCGCTTGCCATCGCCGTATGAAGCCGGCGCCATCGTCTTCTTTGCCTTCGACCTCCTCTATCTCGACGGCCGGGATCTGCGCCGTCTACCACTGCGCGAGCGCCGGCGGTTGCTGGAGCCGCTCGTCGCCGGCCGGGAAGGGGCTGTCCGCCTTTCCGAAGAGGTGCAAGCGGATGGCGACGAGTTCTTCCGCGTCGCATGCGCGCACGGGCTGGAAGGCATCATCGCCAAGCACGTCGAGAAGCCGTATCGGTCTGGCCGCGGGGAGTGGTGGCAGAAGATCACCTGCAAGCGGCGGGATAGTTTCGTCATCGTCGGATTCGAGCCTTCGACCGTGCCCGGTCATCTCGGCCGGCTGCTGCTAGCCGCGCGCCAGGGCAACGATCTCGTCTATGTCGGCGGCTGCGGCACGGGCTGGTCGCACGATCTATCACGCGAGCTGCGCAACGTCCTCGCATCGATCGTTACGAAAAAACCGGCAGTGAACCTGCGGCGGAAGAATGCCGTCTTCACCGAGCCGGTGCTCGTCGCCGAGGTCGAGTATCGCGCCTGGACGGATGACGGCAAGCTGCGGCATGCCTCGTTCAAGGGCATCAGGCCGAGAGAGGATGGCGCGACGGTATTCGAAATTCCTGTTGCAGATCAGTCAAAGAACAACTAATTTGTGGTTTCCAATTCACGAAACGTTCCGCGTTTTCAGGTGTAGTTATCGCACGGCATTGGAAACCGCTTTACTTGCTTTGTAGGCTGTTCAGAGAAAAATAGATTACTCTTAATCAGCGGGTCCACGGTTCGAGCCCGTGATCACCCACCAAAAACATTCTCAATATATCGCGAGCTGCATTCGAGCTCCCCTAGT